ACTCAGCCCTCCAGGCTTACAGGCCTGTAGTTCTTCGCGCTCTTTCACGTAGCGGTCGTGCATGGCATCCCACTTTTTGCACCACTTTTGCATTTCTCTTTTGCGGGCGAGGATGCGACGCAGCCGGCGAACGGTGCGCTGGTGGGCGTTAAAATACTCAGTGGTCACGGCGCCACGTTGCCAGCTACTCAGTTCTGGATTCAGTGGATGAATTACCTGCACGTCCGGATAACGCTGCTTGAAACCAGAGCGCCCAAAAGCTCGGGAGGTCATGAAGAACGCCAGGTAACGAATTGCGGTATCCCGGCTGAAGCACCGCTTCATGCGTCCGTGGCGGATCGCGGCGAACAGATCACCAACTGGCGTTGGGTGCTTTTGCAACGCCAGGTCAATGGCGCTGACAGTTCTGTTGTCAATCATTTGTCTTTCTCCCGGTTATAGGTTTCATGACTCATAACTTCCCAGTTCCGGCCATCGTCTTTCGATAACAGGCGCCAGCGTGGGTTAACCTTCAGGCTGAGGTAGCCGGTGCGGCGCATTCGCCGCGGGAATATCCGCCGGCGCCGATACCGCAGCAGGACCTGCAGCGCCTGCAGGTGAACCCTCTCAGGAATTCGTATCGCTGTCAGTGCCACCAGCTTCCTCCTCGATCCTCAACCCCGCGTCGCGGGCCATTTCGATAAACGTGGCCAGTGTGCAAATGTGCTCGTCGTCGAACAGCTGGCGGTCGCATATCACCCTCCCGTTCTCGATGTGCAAGACTACCCGCCCGGTAAAATCAGGGAGGACATGCAGATCCACGTTCAACACGGGGCGGGGGATCAGCACACCCTGATAGAGCATTGTTTGCTGGTTATTCATTGCCGGACTCCGCAGTAACTGGTTTCTGCTTTTTGACGAACTCAACCAGTTCAGAAATAAGCTCGTCGATTAACTCTTTCCCGCTTTCTGTGAGGAATTCGCCGCTGCCATTAACATCAACAGAGTTGCTGTAAATTCCCTTAAGAGCTTTCACACCTTCCACATTTCCGTATTCACCGAGCGCCAGTCGCTCGAATTTCCGCAACAATCCATCAAGAAGAATCTCAGTTAATTCGATAGTACTAATCCCACCCTTGTTGAGCTTAATGACAAGTAAGCTACTCCCAGTCTTTCGCTGGTGGCGTAACAAGGCCGCTTTTAAAATTCTGCGTCTATAAGTGCTAATTAAATTATTCACTTTTATTTACCGTAAGCCTTTTTTAAATAAAGCATGGCTATAGACCAATAACCAAGAGAGACAAATAACTGAGCTGTTTTAAATGCTTGTTTATTAATCATGGTTACCCTTAATTTGATTGCAGAAATCCCCGGGATTACTCCTGTAATTAAAATTACTAATTAAATTTTTAAGCCGGGTTTTTAGACTCTTCCTCAATAAGGTACGCTGCAACTGGCCCAATCAGATCAGCCAAAAGTGAGGCGACAGATTCCACGTCTGAGTCGGTCAGTTTATGAGGGTAGTTCTCAAGCATCCTCGCCACAATCTCAGCCTGGTAAGCCTTTGATGCTGCTTTTTGCAAAGTGATATCAGACATTTTTAGCATCCTTATAACCGGAAGAATATGTTGCTGAGTTAGCTATTTTATTTGTTGCTATTGCTAATTCAGCGAGGTCTGCAACCACACTAGAAAGCATCATTATTTTATCTTTATTTAATCTCTTTTCTTCTGCCTCACTCATTATGCTAACCCCTATATGATTGATGGCTTGCAAAATAGATATTGTTTTTGTATCGCAATCAGTAGCAATTTTGTCGAAATCAATGTTTTGACATTGCTCTTTATCGGAAGAGAAACGGTAATCAGGTATAGTTACCAGTTGAAAAAATTTCTCTGTACTCATCTTTTGCACTCCATTAATCCGCTAATGCATAAACAATACATAACGTATTAAATAAGATCAATACAAAATGGAGTATTTTGGTGTGTTATTTCACATCATTTTGTTTTTCAAGGTTTTTTAGTTTCTGGTGGGGTGTTGGAGGCAAAAAAAAAGCCGCTTTCGCGGCCAATTTATGGGAGGTTGGTGATTTTTGCGTCGACTACAACCCCGATAATACGGCAATTGCCATTGATAGGGATTATTGGGTATTGGGGGTTGAGGGGTTTGAGAAATCTTTGACCGGCATCGATAACAAGCTTTTTGAAAGTGGCTTCATTGTCACCGTCAAGTTTCGCTACAACCAATTTTCCGTTGATTGCTTCCACTTGGGGATCGACAAGTATCGCCATCCCTTCCGGTATGCTCAGCCCTGCTGGTGATGTCATGGAATCGCCTCTGACGTCTAACCAGAACGAATCCTCAGAGCATTCAACGGTGGTGTCATACCATCGATCTATCGCTCTACGGTGGTACGGTTCTACAGCTTCCATCCAATCTCCAGCGCTAACCCAGCTTATAACAGGGTAGCTTCCCTTGGATTCGTTAATGCTATTAAAACTTACATTGTGATCGGCTCTTGAGTCGCTGATAGTGCCGTCAGCATTTACTACGAAGCCGGGCATTTTCAATATGTTAAAAATCTTAGCTATAACCTCTAAGTTCGGTTCACGTCTGGCGTTTAACCAATGGCCCAGCCCGCCCTGCGTTATGCCGAGCGCCTCTGCCAGCTGTTCTTGAGTCATGCCGACTTCTTTCATCCTGGTTTTGGCCAGGTCCTGCCATCTCTGTTTCATAGCCATGATTATTACATTCCGTATTTACTGAGCAACTTCCATTTTGTATTATTCTTGTGACCGTGTATAGTACGTTATGTATTATTTATGCGAGACTAATCGAATGAGTGGAATCAAGAGCCTTAGACGCAAAGCAAAGGTAACTCAGGGAGAGCTGGCCGCGCTGATTGATAGCTCCCAGGGGGCCGTTAGCCACTACGAAACAGGAAGAAGGATTCCTGATGTTGCAGTCGGAAAGCGGATCGTCAGCGCGTTTAAACAGCTTGGCCTGAATACAAGTTTGGACGAGGTATTTTCAGATGATGTTGCACGGGATGAGGCCTGACCACGGTTTGCTCCCATCTGTGTACGCATCTGCAGATGAAGAATGGATCAAGCAGCAGTTACTGAGCCTGACGCCAGCAGCACGACAAAAAGCCATTCAGCGTTATGCAGCTGTGTATCAGGAATCGTTCGAAGCCGAGCCCGTTCCATACCGCAAGGAGAACCGGGCAAGGCATGAAGCCAATGTGAGGCTTCGCAGATTCGTGGATGCACACGGACGCGCACTGCAGGGGTATACGACCCAGCCACCCCTGGCCGGATCTCAGTAACGATCCGTTGGTCACCGGGCTTAAAGGTGCCGGGTGATAGCAGGGAACAATCCTTGACTGTTTTTTGTTCTTTGTACCAGCTTGCGAGTACATGGGATGGGGAAGAGGGAAGAGGGGGGTTGGGGGGAGTTGGGAGTTAGGGCAGGAATAGCGTCCTTTTCCAACAGACAGGTACATGGGTTAGGTAGGTACCGATCTTGAAGGCAGAACCATAAAAGAGCGGCGCACTAGCAAACTGGTACACGGTATCCCGGCAAGAGGTCAGGAATGTTTCTTCCTGGAAGAGTAGAACTCAAAAAGGGCTGACAATGCTTAACATCACACCGAACTTTGCACAGGAACGTGGGCTTAACATGCTGCGGCGCACCTGGAAGGCGCACGATTCCTTCATGGTCTACGCACCGACCGGAAGCGGCAAAACAGGCCTGGCTGCGTTTATCGCCGCCGGCCTGGTTAGTCGTGGTATGCGTGTTCTGTTTGTCGCCCCGTATACGATCCTGATTAACCAGACCGCCCAGCGCTTTACAGAATACGGGTTGCCGGAAGACCAGATTAGTTTTATCTGGCGTGATCACCCGAACTACGACCCAAATCTGCTGATCCAGATTGCGAGCGCTGACACGCTAATCAGGCGTGAATTTCCCAAAAACATCGATCTGCTTATTGTCGATGAGGCGCACCTGCGTAAACGCCGTATCCTGAAAGAAATCGAACGGATCACAGCGGAGAAAAAAGCGAAGGTTATCGGTTTATCTGGTACCCCTTTTGCGCCGTTCCTGGGCCATTACTATCAACACCTGATTAAGCCAACGACGATTGGCGAATTGATCCAGCGTGGTGACCTCAGTAAGTACGAATTTTTCGCCCCAACAAAACCGGATCTTAGCGGGGTAGAAACGAAGCCATCTATAGAGTTCGGTACTGATTACGACGAGTCCCAGCTGGCGGAAATCATGTGCGGTTCTGACCTGGTGGGCGATATCGTCGATAACTGGCTTCGTCATGGTCGTGACCTTCCTACGGTGGCGTTCTGCGTTAACAAGGCCCACGCAAACTTTGTAACCATGCAGTTTAACAAGGCGGGCATTAACGCTGAGGTGATGGTCGCAGAAACACCCCACGAAGAACGGCAGGCGATGATCCACCGCTTCGAGACTGGCGCCACAAAAATAATCGTCAGTGTGGGTGTGCTGGTGGCCGGTTTTGATAGTGATGTTCGCTGCATTATCTACGCCCGTCCGACAAAAAGTGAAATTCGCTGGCTGCAGGCGCTGGGCCGCGGACTGCGAACTGCACCCGGGAAAGATGCCTGCCTGATTTTTGATCACAGTGGCACTGTGCATCGCCTCGGCTTCCCTGACTCCATCGAATACGACGATCTGCCATCCACAAACGACGGCATGAAAGCGGCCGCTGCCGGCGCAACTAAGGAGCGCGAAGAAAAACTTCCGAAAGAATGCCCCGAATGTCATTTCATGAAGCCATCCGGCGTTTACGTCTGCCCAAAGTGCGGATTTAAACCGCTCGTTGGTCAGGACGTCGAGACTGACGGCACCCGCAACATCAAAAAAATGAGCAAGCACGAAACGGTTTATACCAAAAGCGACAAGCAGTCCTGGTGGAGTCAGATCAAGTTTTACCAGCGTCATCGTGCGGCGCAGGGGAAACCTGTCAGCGATGGCTGGTGTGCTCATACCTTTCAGGAGAAATTCGGCGAATGGCCCAACGGCTTAAGCGACTTTCCAATGGAGATCACACCGGAGGTCAGCAATCACATCAAACACAAACTTATCAAATTTGCTAAACGCCGCGAACGCCTGCAGCAGATGGGGAAGAAACCTGACCAGGATCTATTTCCA